ATATTATATATATATTATTTATATTTATGATCTTTACCCTACATACACTTTTCCTTTGTTTTGTTTCTTTGATTATAACATATTTTTTTTCATTTTCCAAATATTTTGAGGATTATTTTTAGCGCAGTAATTTGGATTTTCAACCTTCAAAGAATCAAATTGCCTTTTATCAATTCAATCAAATAATTTTTAATTGAAATGAACACACTTTATCACCTCACTTATTTTTATGCTCAGACGACTAAAAATAAATTAGTCTCTGAGCATGATTTATTTTTTAATTAATACTAATTTTTTACTTGCCCTTGTAATACTGGTATATAAAAAGCGCTTGTGTTCTATATCGTCAAAAGGAAAATTTTCTTCAAGAACTAGCACCTTATCCCATTCACTACCTTGTGCTTTCCAAGCCGTAAGCGCATAGGCAAAGTCAAATTCCCGGGGGATAATATCTCCTATTATCTTTTTCTTTTGTCTAATATTATACGCATCTTCCCAAGATAAATCACTTTTTCCCTTTATAAAAATACTTTTATCCATTTCTACATCGGAAAAATAAAAATTTTCATCTGAAACAAAATAACTTTTTATAGTTTCAATTTTTCTACGAGAAACTTTTTTTACAATAGAAGGAATATAAATACAAAATTCTTGCGGAGAGTGTATTGTTCCAGTGCTTCCATTTACTAAAACAGATTCACCTTCAACAGAAAGATCATCCCAGTAATTAGTTAAACAAATAACTCTTTCTCCATCTTGAGGAAGCCCTGAAAATCCTAAAAGTTTTCTTTTTTCATTATTTAAATATATTCTTTTTTTGTTGGTCGCGCATAAAATTTGGTCTGCCCATAACAACATTCCAGTATTTAACTCTTCTTTTTCTAAAACTTGAACTTCTTTTCCTATATATCTTTGTAAAGGCTCTCCTTTTCTAATTTTCATAGATAATTGTATTATTTCAGATTCTGCTGCTTGGCGCATAATTTGGGATAAAAATACATGAGCATTTTCTAATAAAGTATGTTTTTCTTTTTTATCAATTTGTGGCAACTGAAAATTATCTCCCAAAAAAATTACAAAAACATTATGTTTTAAAAGCATATCTACCATACTTTTTGGAGTCATACTACACTCATCAACTACAATAACTTTATAATCTAAGAATTCTTTTGGCTTGTTATAAAAACTTCCATCTTTTCGAGGAACACTTTCATACAAAAGCTTATGTAAAGTCATAGCATTTTTATTCCCTTTCTTTTTTAAGACTTCTGCTCCTTTGCCAGTAAAACAACAATAGCAAACATCTTTTTCTGAGACGGGTAATGCTTCTATAATAAAACGTACCAATGTGGTGTTGTGTGTTACTATATAATCATTTGACAGATATAAATGTTCTTCATTATCTACATAAATACAGACCATTTCTTTCTGTTCAGGCATTTTATTAATTTCTAGAATTGTTATCCAATCATGTCTTGTACGAGTCTTTTTGTCTCTTGCTTTTAAAGCTACATTTCTTTTTCTTTTTAGTTTAAAAAATTTATATTTATCTTCATTCGGAATAGAAACAGTTAAATCATAACAGCTATAAGTATACTTATTTGAACGATTATCTTCTGCTACGGATAAATGATTATATCCTAATGAGTAAAAAATTTCTTTTACGTCATTAATTAATTTTAAAGAAGTAGAAGTTAATCGCATAGTAAAATAAGTGTTATCAATTATAGACCCATCCGTGTCAAATAAGCCTTGTAATAAAGCATATCGCTGTTCGATTGAGCAGTATTTATAATCGTCTGGAATTGATTTTTCATATGCATAACATCCTACATTTTCATAATATTTTCCAAAAAATTCTTCTGTTTTAGGAGCTATTCTATTTCGCCCATTTTCTTTAAAAGGTTCTTTAAAATGAAAATACCAATCGTATCCATACTCCTCTTTTTCTCTTTTTAAATTAAAATCTTGTAATTCCGCAATATACTCTGGAATTTCTGGATCGCTAGAAGAAAGAGTTAAATTTCTTTCTTTACAACATCCATCTCCTAAAAAAGCACCCATGGTATAAGGATGGATTTTAAAATCTTTTTTAGGAAAATCTACTGGTTTATTAAAAATAGTGGGCAAATGATATTTATTTCTTCCATTTTTTAAAGCTATTCCTTTATCTATCATTTGCTGAACGGTCATTTCTTTTACTTTATTATTATAATCAATAATTTTAAAAATATGTTCATTGTTACAATAAATTTTTCTGCCGTCTCCCAGAACAACTTCATAATTATCGAGGATTCCTTGAGGATAAACTCCTAAAATTTCTGTTGGATTACCATCTCCATCAAAAACATAATCTCCTACTTTAAGTTCTCCCATCTTTTTAAGTCCTTCTGGCGTTGGGATTAAAGTATCTACAGGCTGCGCTTTCCCTGAACCCGCATAACCACAAATAGTAACATACTTTTCTTTGTTTTTATAGCGTTCTAAAGCAATTTTTAAACCTTTTTCTTGGTCTCTTGTTAATTCCATTCTTTTTTCTCCTTTTAATGATTCTGACATTCTTTTTATTTCTTACTTATATATTTTATCATATTTTTTATTTTCTTTAAAAATAGAGTAAAAAAACAGGAAAATCTACTGAAGATTTTCCTGTTTCATATATTAATTCACGAAATAATTATATGCAGCTCGCGCGTTTGCCTGGCGCTTGCTACAAGTACCAAAAGAGCCTCTACCATAAGCATATAAATAAGCTTTAGCGGCTTCTTCTGGTGAAGTTAAATTACAAAAGTCTTTATAAGTAAAGCCAGACTTATATAACTTACCATAGGTATTGAAATTTGATTCAAGAGTATCTGCAAGATAATTCAGCTGAACGAGCGTGGACGCACCATGAATACCATAGGCCTTGCTCCACTGACATAAACCGTAGTATTTTCCCGTTGGATTATATACATAAGGGTTTAAGTTTAGCGTTCCACCGCCACATTCTTGCATCATGTTACCAAGAATGCCTGCCGTGACCGCATCATTATATCCTTTGGACTTTAAGAAAGCCCAAACCTCACCCGCAACAGGAGAAGAAGAAATTTTAGCCTGCATTTTTTTACCATCTTCTATTTTCTTCTGCTCAGCATACTTAGTTTCATAATGTTGTTTAGCGCTTTTTGCTTGAGCATATTCATCTTGCGCCAACTGGATTACTGCATGCTCTTCATCATAAGATAAATTCCTTGCGGCTTCAGCCATATCATGTGCATCATTCATTCTTTTCTGACTTTCTTGAATTAAACTATTTAATTTATTTAAATCAGTAGTTTCGACAATTTCATAAGACGCGGAAAGAGTTTTAGGGTCTTCACCCTCAACCGTATCTGCATGAGACTTAACTCCCATGACCGCTATAGCGGCTGCCGCGACTAAACCTATAATAATTATATTTTTTGTTTTCATAATGTTGTTCTTCCTTTCTCTTGTTTCTAGTAACAACTATAAGACAAGAGCCGTTGTTTGTGCATTATGAAATAGCTTGTGCTTACTATTCCATTATTAAATCATATTCATTTACACTAATAAAAATTAAACGACTCTCTTTCATTTAGAACCTCTAAAAATTATATCCAACCGATTCAATTTCATAATCTTCAATAATTATCTGAGGATTTATATGACCGTTCCATTCGTTCTTTTCGCATCGACCAATTATTGTTAAAACTTTACTTGTATAATCAGTCATTCCATTTATAATTGATTCATATTCCTCAACAGAAGCTCTAAACTTAATAAAATTCGTCCCATTAGGCATGTTGATTTTGAGAGTTGGATTGCGGTCTGGCGCCATTAACTGTACATTATTTTTTGTAATATTTACTTTCTCTATTGCGATTAATGGTTCTTCAACTCCATGACCCCAGAGTTCTGCATAGCTTGCAATTTCTAAAATATCTTCTGGGTCTAAATCAGTCATGCTTGTAATAAAATCAACCCTATATGTTGCGTCAAACTTATAATTAGCAAGAGCAGAATTAGAATATTCAATTAACTTATCTAAATTAATATCTTCGATCGCCGCTCCGAAGGCTTGCGCATGCCCCTGTGAGAAGATCATAAGACCTGAATCCGCGAGAAAACTTCTAAAATCATCAAACCCTACGTTATTTACTCCTCGTCCAGAACCTGACCATACAAGCTTACCATTCTCATAAGTTTCGTGAAGAATAAGCGTTGGATGCTGATATTTATTAGCAATCTGAGTTGCTACCAAACCAGTAAGTCCGCGCGCCATTTCTCCCTCTGACAAACATACTATAATCAACTTATTATCTAATAAGCTGCGCTCAAGGATAGCTGTTTCTATCTTCTCTGTTGCTTCATCCCTGAGTCTTTTCTGTCTATTTTTGACATTAGTTGCAGTTCTTACAGCCTGCTCAACCAAAGTCTCAAACTGACCTTTACACCCTCTTTTAGTAGAAGGAATTTCATTATATGCTTTATATTCTAAAAAAGATTCAAAAATTAATCTTTTCTCTTCCATTGTGCCAACTCTTGTAACTGCATTTACAAAAGGTACAATATAAAAGGCAATTCCAAATGGAGTTATCTCAGAACCAAGACTGTATGCATTACGCTCAGCCATAGTAGATATGAAAGGATTTCTAATATTATCTATGCCTTTTGAAATTATTACACGATTTTCTAATGGTCGAACATCCATAATATCGCCGATTTCTGAGAGTCCTGCCAAATCAATATAATCATCTGCAAGAGTAACATTGAAAAAGTTGTCTAAATATTTTACAAACTTATAAACAACGCCGCCGCCACATAAGAATTTATTAGGGTACTCACATATCATTGGGTTGATTATTACTGCGTCTGTCGCGGGAGTGTCTGTGTGGTGATGATCTAGGATTAATGTTTCAATACCCTGACCTTTTAATCTTGACACTATCTCGCATTCATTTGAAGCAGCGTCTGGGACTATGAGGAACTGAATATCATCCGTTATAGCTTCCTCAATAATACCATGAGCCTTTTTTTCATGAAGCACATAGCGCACACAATTTTCTACATATGCTGGTACTAGTCTATGGAGATAGTTAAGAAGAAGCGCAGCACTAGCATAACCGTCTTGATCCGAGTCCACAACTACTAAAGTCTGGCTTTGCATGGCGATATGCCTAGCTAAAAGTTCTGCACCCGCGCGCATATTATCTAAATCCTCTGGCGGTAATATATATTTATCTAAAGGATTTAAATATTTCATTATATCTTCTCTTTCTATTCCTCGATTTAATAAAATCTTAGTTATAGGGGCATCATCTTCTTCAATTTTAGATGATTCTATTAATTTATATTCCATTTAAAACTCCTTATAATATATATAAAAATTCTACTATAGGACTAGTGCGAAAATGCCCAACCATAAACAATTCTTGTTTTAAAAAGTTTTAAAAAAGTATCTAATCCACAATCTATAGGACTATCTTTATACCCTAACAAATCATTTCTATCAAATACAATAGAAATAGTAATTTCATTACCAAATGTTTTTGCTTGTTTAATTAATCTTTTCTTTACTTTTTTGAACTCTTCGCTAGTTTTATCTGTAAAATCTTTATCAAAACATAATACTATTTCTTTGGCGCCAAATTTCTTTAATAATTCATACTGTCTATTTGATAACGTACTACCGCAACAGGCAACACTAATATCATTTTGCGCGCCCACAGCTGTCCGGTACTTAAGGGCTGACTTCTCACTCTCAAACACTAATGCTCTACTCGTTCGCCTTATATTCTCTTTACTTTTATCTAGATTATAGAGATTACCTCCGACCGCGTGATTATAAAGCACCCCATTTATCCTAAGAGGGCGATACTTACCATATTTCTCTGCCTCTGGGATAATTAAGCTACGTCCGCGCAGCCCAATGAAATTACCATTATAATCATAATGTGGGATAGTAATTTGTTCTCCGCCTGGATAATACCCAATTCTTGCTTCATTCATCACCTCTTGTGAGATACCCTCTTTAAGCCAAGGCGCAATAGGAATATAAGAAAAACGGTTGAGAACACTATCATCATAAGGTTCATATATTATTTCTCTACCCTTAATACTTTTATGGTCTGCGCGCCCAGCATATTTTTGGAAAATTTTGGCATCTGCATTGTCTAAGGTTTCAAATTCAGTTTTCTGTTCTCTTGCAATCCCAAAATAATTTGTAATATAATCAAGTGCCGCACTAATACCTAAATCAATATTGCGCTGTACTTTAAAAACTTTACAAGTTAATTCAACTATATCAAATCTATCTTGACAACCAGTAAAACAAGAAAATAATTGAGTATTCTGATAATAATATAGCTTCTGACTTCCCTCTCCGGGCAGGTTGTGACATATGGTATCAGCGACAAGCCCAAAAGACTTGAAAACTGGGTTGCCGCCAAAATTATTAACTAATTCATATATTTGTTCTATTGTAAGAGATTCTTTAACCCTCTGTAACTCTTCCATCTTTTACCTCATATTCTTTGCAAAAACGAGGAATATTTTCGTAATCAATCTTTTTATCTTTTAAAAGACATTCTTTTATCTCTGGCGAGAAAGGAATTGGCAAAGTTCGTGCTCTATAATATTTACAATATTTACAACGTTTATGCTTTTGTCTATAAGCAATCATATTTTCATCCATTAAAAAGCTCCTTTTTCTACATTTATATTTGTTCCCTTTAAGCCTTGGACTATTTCATAATCCCAAGTTGTTGCTATTGTAAAGTCAACTCTACAGACGCCTAATCTTTTGTATCCAAAAAGATATATTCCATTCCAAGGCGCGCGCCTGTTTTTATAAATAGCTAACTTTATGTCCGGAACTCTGCCTTCTGAGAATAAATGCTGCATATTCGTGAGCATATCACGGTCTCTGTCATTAAGAGGTAAGAGGTGGCATCCAAAATCTAGCTTGTCTGCTACCGCCTTAGACCCTCGTAACAATCTCTGGTCCGGCGTGGAAGTATCTAAGTCGCCCGATAACTGTGTTGAACTCATTATCCAAACATTATAAAGTACGGCTATTTCTTTTATTTTTGTTGCCAAGAGGAAAAGAATCTGGTCCTCTCTGATATTATTAACTTTCGTTCTATTAGATACTTCAGCTAATATTTTCATTGTACTCTGAATATAGTCAAAACAAATATAAGTTACATTTCTTTCTTCTATATTATATTTAATTCTACGCTCTATATCTTCTAAACTGAAATCTGGGAGAAATTCAAGATATAATGGAGAATCTTTAAGAATCTGTATTCCTCTTAATATTCTTTCATATTCTCCTTCTTCATAATCGCCAGTCAATATATGACTTTCATTAACTTCACATACAAAAGAAAGAAGTAAAGTCTGCGCTTCTGACCTATCCTGCTCAGTCAAAATAAATAAAGTTGGCGCGAGAGCTGGATTTTTGGTCCAACCCCCCTTGGCGCTATCATAATATTCCGTGCATGATAAAAACGCGGCGTCCTGTGCTAAGAGTCTTGACTTACCCACTCCGGTCGGTGCACTACGTAAATAGAACTTACCCAAACGCGCGCCCATAGTCACGGTTGTATACACAGGGTCGTAGAATGGAAGACCGTATGCCGGGCGCTGGCGCAATTCTTCTATTAAATCTGCGGCGCCCTCAGCAGCCTGACAAGACAAATCCTCAGAGCCGCCGCCATAATTGTTTACTACTTTATCTATTTGCTTTTGTATTCTATCAGAAATATCTGTTAAACTTGCATTATTTAACCATTCTTCCTGTTTCTCTTTTTTCTTTGTATCTATTAAATTATCTTCATCCAAAATATCAGATACATCAACACCAATTTTGCTGAACTGGCGTAATAAAGTCATTTTCTGTAATCTTTCAACATAATAATTAAAACCAGTTTCTTCAGCGTTCTCAGCACAATTACGCACAAAATCTATACCGCCGCCAGACTTAAATACAGCTTCTGCTTTAGGTTTATTTTCAAGATAATCTAATATTACATTTTCAGAAAAATCTGTTACCTTATTATTAAAATAAAGATTATATAAAGTGCCGTAAACTATTTTATGGAATTTGTTTGGGAAATCGTCATTAGTTAAATAAACCTTTTCCAAAAGAGAAGGATTATTATAAATATTTCCTATTACCTGTACAGTACAGGTTGTATCTAAAAATCTAATTCTCTCCAATATTATCCTCCTCTAAAAACCCAAAAAGTGGCTTACGCATCTCTACTTTTATGGGTGTGCGTTCTGGTTCCTTTATTGTTACATTCTTTATCTCTTGTGTTGGATTTACTTTATATTCTAAATTTTCTTGTTTATTGCGCTGTTGCAAGAGCCAAAGATTATAATAATAATTGTATGCGCTATCATAAACATATGGGATAATACCAATACCGCCAGTGCTTTTCATTGGGTCATTACCCATTTTTTGATAATAATAGATAAGACTACGCATCATACCAGAATAGGTATAACCATATTTCTTTTTATAGCTATTAATTTGTCGCATAATACGTGACCAAACTGCTTTATTACCAAATAAATCTCTAATAGTATCTTTTAATCTTTCTAAATCTTCTTTTTCTTTTTGTTCTTCTTTAAGTTGCGCGGATTTTGCTGTAACTGCACCAGTCTGCATGTTTACAGTTATTTGCTCTTGTTCTTCATTTAAAACAAGCTTTTCGTTATTTTGCTTTAAGCTTTGCGCCGGAGTTACTGCTTCCATGGTTTCTATCTCAGGATGTAGGTCGGCGCAAGTTTTATGAGCATATCTGCGAGAAGTTACTTTGACAGCTTCATATATGTCTCTATCAAACGTCTGCCCGCAAATTAAACACTTTACATTATGAGCCACTTTTATCTATTCTCCTTTCCTTTATATTATAACAAATTTTAAGCAAAAATACAAATAGGGTTATAAGAAGTAAATCTTATAACCCTAAAATTGGTTCAAAAATTTGTTAAATCACTTTTCGTTCCTGGGGACGGGTTCTACGACCGCTTGCCGCCCAAGGGCAGAAACCTAAGCATTTGTATGCTCAGAAATCATAGCCTTTAATTCGTCAACAATAAGTGATAAAAGTTCAGCCTGCTCTCTCGAACACTGGCTAACTTTCTTTCCCTTTCCAAGAATCTTATCAGTAATCTCTGTTACTCGTGGCGCCCAGAATTCAGTGAAATTTGCTTCCTTTGAAAGAGAAGTTATGATTGTGTTGAACTCTTCAAGAATCTTATCAAAATCATAAGTAACAACTTCTTCTCTTACAATTTTCTTATCTGTTACTGCACTAGCGCCATTCATTTCAGCTTCTTTATCTATTGCTTCATTTAAAGCATCAACAAGTGGTTTATAACCAAATGGAATCCTTTCAGCCATATAAGGAAATCTTGTGCCACAATCTATCGTACCATCGTTACTTCTGAGATACATAACTCTTTCACCTGTGCGCCAATCCATACAACCATAACCAATAATATCTGCCATATTCTTAATTATGTTATTTACCGAATCAGAAACCGTAGGTACAATTTTCGTATATTCCGTTCCGTCAGGCCTAGTGATTGTCTTCTCTTTATCATGTCCTATAAAGAGAATCGCATATCCCTGAAGTGCAAGGTCTCTAAACGTGGTCTCAATCTCTTTCTTCAGCTGAGTCCACCCGCCACCCCAGGCTATATCACCTAGTTTTTCGACTCCGTTCTGAGAGCAAACCCATTTCTCGCAAAGGCTAGCCGCAACATCTATAGTATCTATGGCAAGTGCCTTATATCTTTCCTTGAATCTTGGGTCTTTAGCAAGTCTTGCAATAGTTCTCACATCACCCCAAGACTGCATTATCTGCGCGTATGCGCCGGACATTGCTCTAGTACCATCTTCAAATGATAAGATTAAAGCACCCATATCCTTAGCTAAGGTAGATTTACCTACTTTCGGTGCACCAAAGACGTAGGTAATGTACCCTGAGAGGTCGCGCGATACAACTGACGGTTCCATATTAATTAATGAATCTAATGTAAAATTTGCCATATATTTAATCTCCTTATTATTAAAGGGGCAAGTTTAACTTACCCCTTATTATTTATTTTAACTAACTTAAATCATCTATTTAATTATTAAAAATCAAAACCGCCTGGTGCAGGAGAAGCAGTAGGAGCATTATGGAAAGCACTTGCGCCATTCTTCTTAGCTGCCTTTCTGTCAAGATATCTCTGCTTTAATTCTGCAAGATGAAGTTCTCTTTCCTGCATAGCCTTCTGAATATCTTCAACACTTAAATCATCACCTGGGAATTCATAAGGCTCAGCCGCCGCCCAAGTAATAATCCAATCCTTTCTTGTGTTTGTAAATTCTTTTACAATAGGCTCACCAAAAGCGCCCTGTTCTTCTCTCTTAGTCTTTACAACACTTGAAATCTGCTTACCCTTAATCCTTGTAAATAAAGGATTTGAATTTGAAATATCACAATTTTCAAAGTAATTCATTGCGGCTGGGTCGAGAACTGAGAACTCAACCGGCAGAAGCGCGCCACTATAATTAAATACCGCACCACTTACAATCATCTTAGCCGGTCTATCATTTTCTTCATCAGCTTCAATCATTCTTGTTCCTTTTGCAAAGAAATCAACATCAAACATAGCTCTTGAAGATTCATCTTCTGGAAGTTCCTTTACCAAAGAAATAAAACCGCCATCATTTATCTTTGTGCTAATAAAAGTTGGTTCATCTCCACCTTCTCTATTGTCCATATAAAACTCATTTATACCAACACTTGGAGAACACTTAACCTTTGCGGCTTCTTCCTTTGAAGAATTCATAACAGTCTTTAAATCACCATCAATAATTCTCTTGAGAATCTTATAAGAACTATTTTCTCTTGGCTCATTACTACCTGCCTTCGGAGGGAAAAATTCTGCCACATAAGAATAATTTATAGTGATTATATTTGTGCAAGCTTCATCTGTAGCAACCTTAATTTCACCACCGATATACTCAGTACCAGGATGCTTAGAATTTTCACCAGTCTTTCTTATCTTAAGAGCACGGAATGACTCCGGGTCTGTATCTACCTCATAAAGATAACCCCAAATACCTGCAACTGAACCCTTACCGTTGTTATTAATCATCTTCTTCATAAATTATTTCTCCTTTTAATTATTCTTAATACTATTGCTCAACTTATTATTTATTACTCTTCAGTAGGTATCTGAGTTGTATCTACTGCTGCGCCCTGTTTAGTTAATACATAAGCAGGAGGTGTAGAACCTTCAACCTTTGTAATATATCCTTTAGTTATTAACTTTCTTGTGCCACCAGATGCTGTTCTACCAGTAACTTCAAAACCAGCCATCATACTAACTGACTCACCAAGCATCTTCGCAGTAAACTCGCATTCTGGGTCTGCCTGCATTGCGGCAAGAATTCTATATCCAAGCTCTGTAATTTCCGGAGCTTCCTTTTCCTTCTTGTTCTTAATTGTTTCAAAATACTTTATAGCTTCTTCTGGAGCCTGTTCCATCATTGGTTCAACGTAATTAATAAATACTTCTCTGTTAGTCATAGTTGTTTCTCCTTTTTAATTTCTTTAGTAATTCAAATGACTCATTTATTATAACAAATTTTTTCTGAGTTTCAAATTAATCAACCGCTAATGTATAGCCGTCTAAATAACCTGGCGCGCAATAGCGAGCGAATAATTCAAGGTCATCTATAAGATAATGCTTATCTTCAAACTCTTCCTCGTTCTGCAAAAGAAAAGAATAAGTATAAACCTTAATATCTTTATACCCCATAAGTAAAGCTTTCATGTAAATATCCTGCGGATTTGCAGCAAAAATAGGTAAATTGCGGATTGCAGCAAACTCAATAAGCTCCTGTGTTTTACCAGAGCCTCTTCCATTAATAATTCTTTTCATTAGTAACCCTCACTTTCTAATCTTAAACTTATTTCTTCAATTTCTCCTTCTGTTAAATCATAATATCTTAAATGAAATATTTCATTTATATCATTCATATCTAAATTATCATCTTCTATCAAACTTGTCAAATACTCATATGCTTTATCTAAATATTCACATCTTGCTGCATACATCATTTCATCGCTATTCATCTTTAAGTTTTACTCCTTCTTCTTCAAGAACTCTCTCTATCATTTCATCATCAATAACTGAAGCACTAAAATTTTCGACGACTGCTACGCGCCACGCCAAAGTTTCAATCACATCAATCATTTCTTCTCTTGTCATAAAATCAATCTTTTTCATTTATTTGTTCCTCAACTTTCTATAATTATTATAACAAAATTTTTTGAGTTTTTGAAGGTCATATCTTAGCGCGAGCCGCTGAGAGTATTAAACCCAGACGCAACAGAGTCATAAAAATCAATATAATAAGCCTCTAAATCAGCGAGTTCATCTGATTTAGCTTTTTGTAAAATTTCAAAAGTAAAATTCTCAACACCAAGAGAGAATAGAATGTCATAGAACGGCGCTGTTCCTTTAGAAGCCTTTAATCCACATCTTATATGCTGACGGAACCGTTCTGCTATATCTACACTACGCCCAATATAACATCTGCTGTCTGGAATGTAGGTTATTTTATAAATACCGGAAACCTTATCAGAACCAACGACTCTATCTATCATTTCTCCTGTTAAGGCTTGATAATATTCTTTCCAAATAAGCTTATATAAAACATCTGGATTCTTTAATTCTAAAGCTAAGTTTTTAAGTTTCTCTATGTCGTTCAAATTTGCAATAGGAACACAAACACGATGGAAATCGCGGTCAGCATGTTCTTTCTCAGATAGTTTACGCGCAGTATTAACAGCCTTTATTTTCGCGCGCTCCTCGCTTAAAGTTCTTTTTATCTGGTTTAATTCCTCTACGATCTTGCCTGCATCAGTCGCATACTCGGCGCGCATCCTATCTAACATTTCCTTTTTCTTTTGCTCTTGTTCTTTCTCTAATTGGATGAGCCTTTCTTCATTTTGCTGCTTTTGCGCGTTCAATTTGCCAGACTCAAATAATAAATCTCTTGAAAGTTCATCTTGTTCTTTTATTAATTCATCAACTTTTTCTCTACCTTTTGCAATTAAAGTTTTAACATCTTCATATGTGGCTGTTTGAAGGTCTAACCGAGCTTGTAAAAAATTCATATCTTCTTGTAATTTTTTAGCTTTTTTCTTTTTTGTATAAAACCAAACTCCTACACCTACAGCAAATAAAATTTCTATTAAAAGCATTTATATCCTCCTAAAAAAAATAGAGGGTGTTAAACCCTCTATTTAATTATATATTAAATTATATTAATATCTTATTCAGCTGGAGCCGCGTCGAGGTCATGAGCAAGACCATCTTCGTTCATTCTCAGGAACTTAACTTCCTTTTCAGTACCGTCAGACATCTTAACCTTAGCTGGCTCTCTATAGCCATATCTATTCTGACCCTTTACGTCAATACACATAGTAAATACACCATTTACCTGTCTTACTGAAAGACCAGTTTCCTCAGCGATATCTGCCGCAGTAACCTTTTCACCTGCGATTTCATGCTGCTTAATTGCGTTAAAAATTTCCTTAGTTGTAGCCTTTACTGCCATAATTGTATTCTCCTTTTTTAATTAAAAATTTAATGATTTATTGTACTATTATTATATCAAAAGTTTTCATGTTAAGCAAAACTTTCTGACATTTTTTCTTGGATAATTTCATCGAGTTTGATAAAGTCGTAGGCGGTCAGACCTTCGCATAATTCCTCTATCTTTTTCTCCGCATGAGCAAGTTCAACTCTACTATGTGAACTGGTAAGAATTTGTTCATACTTAATGATATTATCTGCGATTTCTTGAAGAGTCATATTTCTTTTCTCTCCTTAACTGTAAATATATTATATCAAAATTTTTAAGAGCAGTAAACTTTTTTTACTGCTCTTTCACGATATTTATGAAAAAGTTTCTTCAATCGTGCAATCGCACGCAGGTTTATCATCGCGGAACTGAACTATAAATGGGTGACGTAGAGTATGCTCCTTTTTATCTCGACTCATAGCCTGAATGGCTACAACCATACCCTCATACTTAGATGGATTCTCCGCAAGGTCTGCGCGCAGTTCATCGGTGAGTCCGCTTGACACAGTTCCAATTTCTTCTATTTCACCTTTGCTATTGTATAAGCCTATTCTTATAGCTGTTTTCCAACCATAATAATAAGCCTTAGTTATTGGTCTATATCCCTCTTTATTATAAAAGAATCCTTTTTCTTTACCTGTTGCGCCTTCCCAATATTCCCAAGACTCCATGTCTTTACCGCTATATTCACGTGTCGGGTCGATACCTCCAAGGCATATAACATCTACGTAATCGACACTTTTAACCTTGTAATTGGTCTGCGGCCTCTTGTCAATCTCGTATACCCCAGTCTTAAGTT